CTTCTGGCTCTTCAATAACTTCAACTTCTGGCTCTTCAATAACTTCAACTTCTGGCTCTTCAATAACTTCAACTTCTGGCTCTTCAATAACTTCAACTTCTGGCTCTTCAATAACTTCAACTTCTGGCTCTTCAATAACTTCTTTTACTTCTTCCTTAGGCTTCCAGACAAGCTTCGGAAGAGTCTGCTCTCCTCTATGAAGTACAACACCTTCCCTATTACGAATAATAAGGTTGTCTTCATTCTTCTTGAGTTCTTTCGCGGTCACTTCTAAAGCCCGAAAAAGAAACTGCTGTCCATTTACAAGACGCCTCTTACCTATAGCAATAGAACCATTACCTCTATAGGCAATATACGTATCTTCTCTGATTAACATTCTAAAATCAGTCATGGTTCCTCCAAGAAAAAAGCCCCGCCAGCCGTATGTTTCTGGCAGGCGGGGCAATAACAGCTTTCTTACGTCAACGCCGGAAGGGTGGCCTGCTCATTGTTATTGATTACATTGAAGTTACCTGAGTCAACGAGAGTACCCGCAGCATCCTGCCAATAGACAGGCATATCCAGATGGGCACCACGAAGAAGAACACAACCAATACCATTGAAGTTACCAAAGCCAGCGGCAATGTCTTCCCAGCTCATCATTTCGATCATCCTGAACCGCTTATGGATCTCGAACTTGGTGGACTGAAGAATAAGGAACTTGCCGAGGAACTTCGGTTCGGGGAAGATGAAGAACTGGCCAGGATTAAGAATGTCATCATTATCACGAATCGTGGTAATGAACTTCATCCCGCCAATTTCTTTCGACTTCCAGCCAGTAGTAGCCAGCTCGCCAGTGATCTGTTCACCGACATCCGCCACAGACAGCTTACCAAGAGCATCATAATCGACCTGATGCATCAGAATGACTGCACCCTTGAGCTCTCTCGAAGAACAAATCTGCTTGAGTTCTGTAATAACATTCTTGTTGATGTCTGTCTCAGCACTCAACATAATGTTAGAGAACCAGCCATTTGCCCTGCTAAGATCAGCACCAGCAATCGGAGCCCATACACCTGCCCCAGGAAGCTTCTGGAGAAGGTACCGCATAAACCCTGGGGCGTCCGGGAAGTTACGATCAGTAACACCAGTGATGAAACCACGGGCGACCAGATCGTTATAGCGAGTCCTTGTGGCCTGGAAAAGAGCTATCTTGACCTGAGCCATGAAGTACGTATCTTCCTGGACCATAAGGTCAAGGACAATCTGATTCTCGATGATCTTCAGCAGAGGAATCTTGTATGAGCGGAGCTCATTCTCAGTCTTCTGCACAATCTCCGAAGAGACTGTATGGAAAGGCATCGAGTACTTGGTGCCCTTGATGTAGTTGTAATTAGGACGGCCACGCATATTGAGTGACATAGCCCTTGAATCAGGCTCGACGTAGTCGAGGTAATAAAGTTCCTCATGAGTAAGAGAAACCTGGACATTACTGTCATTTTCGGATACTGGCTGGGGCGGAAGAATCTGCCTCATAATACCAGTCTGCTCACGAAGTTTCTGCTGCACGTACAGCTGAGTCGTCGCTGCGACTTTTTCCATGACCTCAGGATCATTAAGACCCTTAAGGAACAGGGAATTCAGCTGATCTGTCGGAATATTAATGGTACTCATTTCAGCCTCCTATCAGCTTATGCCCTGTCCGGCATGGTTGTAAAAGTAAACCAGGTGCGATCTGATTCTTTCCGGACAATTATCCCGAAGGGATACCTGCCAGTGATAGATCCAGCCGCTACGACCTGAAGAAGTCCTGTAGCACTAGCGTTGTCAGCACAAACATAGCTTCCAACAGTAATGTCTGTAGGATTAACCCAGATGGCCGTAGTGTTAATCGCATTAAAAAGAGCTCCGACTCCAACGATACCAGTCATTCCACCGGTCTCAACTGTAATATCAAGAGCTGAAGCATCTGTAGGATGAGTCGTCGTCTGACGAGTTGATCCAGTTTCAGTATCCAGCCAGTTGAGATAAGCAAAAAGATCAGTATGCGTCGCAAGACGAGCATACCCCGTAGTAGCATCTTCCGTAATGAGGCGACCAATCTCTATTTGAGTAGCTGATTTATAAGGCAGCTTAAAAAGATTGAGCGCTTCCGGAGATGCTTGCGGGCAAATCAGTTCGCTAGAACGCATATACACGAAAAACCTCCTTAGTCTTCAACTAATTCAACTATTGCTTCTTCAAATTGTTCTTCTGGGGAAGATTCAGTTCTTCTTCCTCCAAGAGTATCACGTACAGCCTTTCCCATGCCTACAGGAATAGAAATCCCCATTTCATGGGCTTTAGCAGTCACTTCAAGTCTCTCTGGGTAGTCGATGAACTCTGCAAGCTTGTCAAGTGCTTCAGTAGGGTCTACCACTCCGTCATTTATCAGCCCAAGAAGTTTTTTCGTAACTACAAGCTCGTGCTCAACAGCAGCTCCTTTATTAAGAGCGGCCTGCTTTTCAAGCTCGGAGTTAGATAACATCCGGCCAATCTTCTCGAAATGGTCTGATACCTGCTGTATCAGAGATAGTGGCATCTGTATTTCAGTCATGCCCTATTCCTCTATAAACGCATCTAAAGCTGCAAAGACTTTCGCAATACCAAGATTTCGTTGACGTGTATAGGCTGCTAATTTTTCTTGTTCTTCCATCCCCATTGTTGGGTTTTGAGCGCTTCCATCCCAAAGCTGTGAAAGCTCTGTATTTTTAGCCAATAGATCCTGAACAGGTTCAGAGACCTCTTCGGGTTTTTCTTTTGGCTCTACCTCTTTTCCAGACATGACTGCTTCTGCGTCTGTCCTAGCGCTCTCAATAAGTTTTTCAACGTCAACAGGATCCATGAGGGCTACTCCACCTCCCCGTTGGCCTTAAGCATATGATAGATCTCTCTACCGATTGCTTTTTGTTCATCAACAGAGGCGACCTTACTGAATTCTTCCATGTCGGTAATGCCGTTATGAGCAAGCACTTCAGCAACCCTATTCTGGACTGCAGTGTAGTATTCAGCTCGCTTCTCCATAACGTCTTTATTAACAAGATAGACGCCAAAAGAAAGCAAATCAGCAGGTTCTTTCTCCTCAAGTTCTCCATTTACTTGAGCGGTCTTGATAAGTGTAATCTTATCATCAAGCAGCTGGCAGAGCGAAGCATCGTTCTGGAACTGTTCCTGAACAGCAGCAAACTTCTCTATCAGCTCCGCATGCTTCATGTTCTGGTAGTATTCCGCAACAGAGTTAGCCATAATAAATGACTCCTTATATCTTAAAAGAATACTTAAAAGTTAAGGGTCTTAAACCGACACCTTCAGGTCCTGACCAGCGGAAAACTGCTGCGGAGGAGGCGCTATCGAACCGCCTTTTCCTGTAGTATCATCAGGATTGGCTGTATTGCTCGCGCCAGGAAGTTGACCTAAAGACGGATCAGCAATCTTCTTCGGCTCACCCGGCTTAGTGGCTGACTGAAGACCAATTTTGTCAGAGATCTTCTGCCAGTTTGAAGCCTGTACACCAGGAGCCTGGTTAGTGGTGGCTCCAGTAGCAGTTCCAGCGGCTTTTATCATAGCCACTTCTTGCATAGCAACTTTAACCAGCCTAGGTGCTACAGTATCCGCAAACACAAGACCAAGATTTCTCATCTCATCGCAGACCTTATCAGTAGGAGTTTTATATCCCGCCTGCTTCTCGAGCTCGCCGGTCTCCTCCTGACCTATGGCCGCTTGAAGGCGTCCAAGAATGTTACTAATCATATGGTGCTCCTTAGTTCAAAGAAAGCAGGAACGGCAAAATTCTTTCATCTATTGAATTAATGGTCCCGAAGAATACTTGCTCACAATAAAACGGATCAAGCATCATTTGAATATCAGGATGCTGAGCCGCTTTAACAAGCTCTTCGTAACCAGTTAGTTTAATAAGATTTTCGTATTTTCTATAAGAAGCTGTCTTCTCTATAGAAGCGGAATTTTCGGGTATATTTGTTTGAGTAGCGTCAACTCTTTTATCGAATATTGGACTAAAAAGACTCCGCTCTTTAATAAGTCCACCCATCTTACTTAATAACGTACGAGAAATATTATTGAAATCAAGTTGGTCAGGTATATTCTCATGTCCAATGATGTCTATTTCTCTAGGTTTTAGCTTTATTCCCATAGCAGTAAGAGTAGCAAATCCCATATCAGGGTCTTGTCTTATGGCGTCTAGAGCTGGATCAGGTAAATATCTAGAACTTTCCATATCAGTACATAAAATATTTCTAATCATTTCTAAAACTTTTGGATTTACAGGAGTAGATCCTAGATTTGTAGAAGGTTCAGGTGGGGTTTCTTTTATAAGTTCAGCTAATTTAGCTTCTGCTGTTTTTAATGTAGTATCATAGGAGAACGGAGAGTCATAAGAGGCCACCTTCTCCATCTCTTCTGGAAGATAAAACACCTTTCCTCCTAGTTCTACTGGCACCATCTTTCTATAGTCATCTATGGCCGCTAATTTTCTAAGAGTAAATGCGCTCTCATCTGCAGGAAGTCGTACTTCTGATATGTCAAAGAACCTAGGGAAGAAGTTATAGGCAGCAACCTGTCTTCCATCAGGATATACCTTACACATCATGTATTTAAGATGATCACAGTACTGTGCTCTTGTTCTTGCACAATTCATACAAATGCTACAAGTGTCATTTATCAATTTCGCGCCCATTGACCAATAGACAGGTTCTCCTGAATTTATCTTTGCTACAATATCTGGAGCTCTGTCTGTATAGATAAAAAGAATCAGCTCAACCCTTTTCATCTTGTCGTTCCAGGCAGCCATTACAGGCTGATCACCTATTGCATATATCGGATCTGTATTCTTATGATTTCTATAGGCATGAGCATATTTCATAAAAGTTTTATATCCATACATTCCAAGAGGACGCATAGGTACTCTTTTTTCTCTACATAACTCTATTACATGTTCAGGAGGAAGTTCTCCTCTACAAGACCATTCAGGAAATCTATCTCCATTTCTGTTTGTTCCCCAGGCTTCGCATCCACCCATAGCATGTACTAGTACATAAACACCTTCTGGTCTTGGTTTGAGTCTTCCTATGCATTCCTCTATCTCTATAGGAATGAATACAGTACTGGCTACTTTTTCAAAACCTCTGGCATGTATTGGAAGACAAGTAGCATCCCAGCTTGGATCTTCATAGTGCCCAGCATCTGTATATTTAAGAAAATCACTCAAACCTTTACTCCTGTCTTTTTCTTAACAAGAGTTTTTAAAAGTTTAGCCATTACGCCATCTTTTCCTGCTGCAGCAACAGAAGCTTTAGCTACAGGAGCTATAGGTGCTATTTTAGGAACAGCTTTAGCTATAGGAGCAGCCGCTTTGGGATCAAGAAGCTGTTTACGTACGTTTTCTGATACTTGTTTTGCCCCAAGAGATCTGGCTTCTTGAGTAGCCCCGCTTTCTCCCATCATTCCAGAAAGTAGCATAGCAGGAAAAGCTGCACTGGCTGCTGTATTGACTGCTCCAGTCATTTTAGATTCTGGGCCAAAAGTAGATTCAGCAACCATAGGACCAAGAAACATAAAAGGATAAACCATAGGACCACCAGCTACTCGCTTAAAAGCGTCTTTTGCTCCAGGCCCTTTTCCAGGAGCATAAAACCCTTTTTGACTTAGCTGTTTTGTTGACATAGCTCCCGGTGCAGTAGAAGCAGCTCCTGTTTGTTTAGCCATTAAAGAAGCCATCCTCTCTGGAGAGGTCTTTCCCTTCAGCTTTTTATAGTCAAACTCTTGTGCTATTTTGACTAGTCCTTTTTTGAATGCATCAGATTTAATCATTTACCAAAAAGTCCCTTTGTTCCTACAGAAGTCAATGCGGAGGCGAGAGGGGCTACTGGAAGCTTTTGTGTTTTCGATTGTAGCTTCTCTTGCATTTGCTGAGCTTGTTGTGAGATCACATTAGGAAGAATAGCACCCCCGCCACCCTCCATTACATTCATCAAAAGCTGTCCTGTAAGGTATGGATCAGTAGCAACACTTGGAGCAAATTTCTTAATAGCAAGATATTGTCGTTTTAGCTCATCTGGCGTAAGATCTGTACGTAATCTAGGAAACAGATTAAGTATCTGTTCTGGAACACCTACATGTAGGAATTTTTCTTTGATGCTTCTACCGGCCTCCATAGCCAAAGGAAGAAGTCCAGCAGCAATACCAGCAAGGGTCATAAACCCAAGAGCTCTTTTTACTGGCCCGGCTTTAGGCCCCATTTCTTTTGTGTATGCTTCTTTGAAAGTATGAGCAAGACCAGCTAACCCAGTCGGCTTTGGTTGAAACAAAGTCAAGGCTCCAGCCTCTTTCTCTATTTCATCCCCAAACTCCAAAAACAATGTACCATCAAGAGTCTTATCCATGTACTCAAAAGAATCTATGTCCATCTTAGAAAATATGTCTTTTATTGAATTAACTACTCCAGAAGTATTTCCAGTAGCTTGATATGACATTACGTCCGTAGCTACTTTGGCTATCTCTTCAAGTTCGTCAGTAGAAAACTGATCAAGACCGCCAAACATCATGGAATACTTATCTATAAAAGTTCCCACTAAACTCTCCTATTCTCCGGTTATGGGGTCAGGTCCTCTTTGTTGTGCCATCATTCCTACTGCAGTAGGAAACTTACCACCAAGGGTCTCCTTCTTCATAGCTCCTACTCCAGCACCAGTAGCAAGACCGCCTAGTCCAAGAACTGCAGCAACAAGAGCTGCCAGGCCTAACCCAGCCTTTTTAATTATGCCAATACCTTCAAGAAAAGTGTCTTTTCCTTCTTTAGCGGCATCAGCAACAGCTTCAAACTCTGGTGTCAGATACTCTTTAATGTCTTCTTGTGTTCTGAGCACTTTAATTGCTTTGTCAACAGAAGTAAGCTCATCAGAGAGTTCTCTGGCAGCAAGCTCTTTAGATGAAAACTGCCTTAACTTGTCTACTATAGTATCAAGCTCTATGGCTAAAGTATGTTCTCCATTGATTATATCCAAATTGTTGCCTGGAATAGATATAGAAGTATCTATCATGTCAGCATCAACAGGCCCAGCCATCTTAACCAGCTCTTCTGTAACTACTCCCATCAGAGCAGTTACTACTTCTGGGCTATCTGGACAATGGATCATTGCATACTTACAAAAGTCGCCATAAGGAACTCCGCCTAGCTTAACTTCTCTGTAAATGTATTTAGCAAGTTTCTCTACCTCTTCCTGAACCTCAAGACCTGTGACAAGAAGCTCACTTGTTAGCTCTTCTTCATACCTATGGCCCATCTTAGACACAGTAACGCAGGCCTCCATCCAGTCTGTTTTATTTCTCTTCCACTGGTCTGGATTTTCAGGAAAACTTTCCTGCATACTAGACAGCTTCTCAAGATCTTTATCTCTGGAAAAAGAAAACGGATTAAGATCTTTTGATATGTCTACAGCAGCTAATTTAGGAAGCTCGTTTACTGAACAAGGAGTTGATATCTTTGCCGTGACTCCCTCAAGAGAAGCTAATTTTATGACAAAAGAAGGGTCATCTGCAATAGCCCTTACACTTTTATTGGCAAATTTATTAGCTTCTTCAATGACACGTTGAGTCTGGTGTGGGTTTAATTCCCTGGCATCTGCTATTTTTGCTATCTCTCTATCAAGATCTTCACCACCATTGAGAGAAAACCTAGCAGCATCCTGACCCCATTGAGTAAATTCTACAGGGTTATATTCCATTTATATCTCCTTAACGAAGCTTCCGTTTCAATTAGTGTAGGGACGGACCGGTAGATTATCCACCCCACATATCGTTGTAATTCGTATAGTCTTGATAGTCCTTATGAGAAATTCTGTATGTAGGAGTAAGCCTTCCATGAAACTGCTCTCCAGCAAGCCACGCATACTTACAAGCATGGAATGTGTCATCTGCTCTAGCTCTTCCATAAGACATCTGTTCAGTCCTGTCATTTTCTTCGACACGTATAGAAGTAAAGTCTTTTATAAAAGGCTCCATCTCTTTCATAGAAGGGAACCTAAGCTCATCCTTATATATTTTCTCAATGAACAGTGACATATTGAAATTTCTATTCAGGTGATACCTGTTAACACTCTTCTTGTACTTTATTCGTTCTTTTAATGAGGTCTCCATGAACTCTAACAGTAAAGGGTTCTCACCGTCTGTACTAAATTTCTTCCAGCCATACTCTTCCCATAAACGAAGGTTAGTTACGTTACCGAAACCCCAGTCACTACCGGCCCAGGTGACTCCAGCTTCTCTACAAAGCTTGTTAATAAACTCAGGCTGCTTCGCTCTGTTAGCTTTAGCTCCTGTAAATCTCTCTATGTAATCAAAATGAAGTTTACCGTCTCCTCTCCAAGTACATATGGCTACTACAGTAAAGGAAGAGCTTTCTGTTTCTCCGCTGCCATGATCTATACCTGCAAACTTAGGCCCAGTAAATTCTTTTAATTCTTTGAAGGATGTAAACTTCTTAAATGGGTCACATATAGGCCTCATATGCGCTATTGTTATAGGGATCTCTCCTACATCATATGGAAGGCCCAGACACTCATTAAAAAATGTTCTACGGGTGACAAGAGGATCATGAAATATGTCCCACAAACCTCTAGGACTTTGATGCGGTACTATGATTTGAGGCAACCTAAAGCCCATAAACTTCTCTTTTTTACTGGGCTGCATCATTACCCATCGTCCATGAATTCTAGGCTTTATTTCTTTTCCACAGTGGTAACAAGCGTACATATCTTTTTGTAAAACTCTGTCATCTAAGTACACTTCTTTACTGCAATGAGGGCATTTTACCATCCACTCACATTGAGAAGACTCATCCCAATACTGAGCTAGAGTATTAATAGTAGTTTTTGGCGTTCCAGCATATAGGCGATATAGAAGATCAAAGCCACCGTCTTCTGTTTCTTCTATAGTATGGGACTGGCAAGCTTCGAGAATAGGAACAAAATCAGGAACAATATCCTGAATTTCATCAATCATAAGATTATGAGCACTTATGCCTCGAACAGCATCTGGGGTTAGATAACAGGATGCAAAGTTAAAGAAGGACCTGTTTAGAAATTCTCGAGCTCTGATCTGCCAAATAGTTTGTGTGCCTAGCCAGACCTTAGAAAATACCCTAGAATCTTCACATAAGGGCTGAAACCTTTGTCTACTGAATACAGTAGTTTGGCCAAATCTTGGGGCTACATACAGGGTCTTAAATCCTGGATATATAGCACCAAGAATGGCAGATTTGACCGCCATAGTAGATGACTTCTCTACCTGCCTACCTGCCATGAGTAGAATCTTCTGGTCAGGAATATCGTACAAGAATTTGAGGTACTCTCTTCTTTTGAAAGAGAAAGGTCTGCGGTCGCCTGGAATAGTGAAGAATTGTTCTGCGAAAGCGCTGGGCCGTATTTTATATTTTTGTTTAGAGACTTCTTCTCTTTTGGCTTTTCCAAAGTGTGCCATCTCTGGAGACATCCGCTCTTTAATCAAAGCGGTTACTTCATCTTCCTCAATATCTATAGGCTCATACATCATCAACACCAGCAATCTTTCGTTCTCTTAATGATATTTCAGCAGCGGTCTCTATGTGTGCATGCTTATCTGTACTAAGCTCAAGTAGATCAAAGAATGTATCAAGCTTAGAAGTAGAGTCTGAGATCTTATCACGGGCCTCAGATACTTTCAACAACATAGACAAAGCTTTCTCAGCCTGGGCCATGGCTTTAGGAGAGCCTAATTGCATTTGATTCATAAACATACTTGAACTTAGCTGTTGAGCCCGTTTAAGGAATTTGTCATCTTCTTCTCTGGAACGTGTAATACCTGCTTCTATGTGAACTTGTTCAAGAGTCCTATCTCTCATCTTTGTTCTTATTTCTCTATAAGTAGGATGTATAGTAGAAAAATATTTCTTAAAATCGCCCTCACTCATAAAAGAAACATCATGAATAAGAGATCTATACGCTTCTATTTCTTCAGGAAAAACCTCTTTGACTTCTAATATCTCTTCAATAAATAGGCTTATCTCTTCTGAAGAGGCCAAAGAAGTAAGCATGTTGTCTACTTCTATTTTTAATTTTGGTTCAAATCTGGTTATACATCTCTCTGTTATTTCTGGCTTATGGTAGAATATCGATATATCAAGAATGTTTAGAACAAGATCAAGTACTTCACTAAGAGATTCGTTTATTGGTTCGCTTTTCTCTACCGGCTTTCTTAACACATAAGGAAGATTCTTAATAAATATCCTTCTGGCTATCTCAATATCTTCTTCAACATCATCAGTTATCCTGTACAAGATTTTTGAGTCTAAGATTTCGTCTAGGATAAGACCTAATGGAGTTGTAAGAAATCTAAGAAAAAGAAAGCGTTGAAATGGAAAAATGCGGCCTGAAAACGAGGGGTACCAATTTCTTCCACAAGCCATAACAGGAAAGTCTTCTTCTTCATTGAAGCTGTATAAAGACCTTCCTGCCGCATGTACAATCTCTGGCTCCATGAATCCCCGTTTAATCAAGGAATCAAAGGTGTCCAGGGATATACCAAACTGTTTTGCTACCTCTATTCTAGTAGAGGGCTTCATACCACCCCTACTGTTGAGACATCTCAGGAATAGTCATCCCAAGTCTTAACTGATTTAACCCTTTAATCACACTGTCTAACGCAAACATTGAGGTACGCAAAGGACTGGCGTCAAGATCCAAACCCAACCTGCTAGCTAGAAGCAAAGAAGATACAACATCTCTAGCATCTTCTATTACATCTACACTGTCTATGTACCTGCCTATATTCTCTTCTGTAAGAAAATTAAGTCCAAGCGTGACATCAAGCGTATCTTCAACTTCTTCTTCTGAGATAGACTGGGCATACTTGAAAAGGCCTATACGAATACCCCCTGCCTCACCTTTAGCCAAAGAAGCTTCTTTTATCAAAGCTGCTGGGGTGTCCTCTCCTCTAAGGTTATCAGGAAGTTTTACTTCTACTGATTCTTTCCACAGGTTAATAGGACGAAGGTTTGAGTCTGAATACAACTTATTGTAGTCTACTCCTGCTGTTTTTTTCACCTCCATATCATAATAGATATCAACCGAACCATAAACAACTGCATGTTCAAGAGGAGCTTTCAAGCTGTTTGCTTCAAACATTGTAGACAAAACAGAAGCCGCCTTCTCTATTGATTCAGGATGACGAAGGTCTTCAATATCAGGACTTGATACAAATCCATCATTTACAATAATCTTTATTACTGAAGATGGACCTTCTACAGGATCTCCACTAGCCACTTTAATCTCTTCACCACAAGGCCAAAAAACCCAGTCCGGCGTCATGAATACATCACTGCCTTGAGAGTAATGGTTCTTTATGACAGGAGAATTGTGTACACGCCACTGCCTACCAACAAAATCAGTAACAGCTGCTACCTTTTCATGGCCTTCTTTTACAAGCCTATTCATCATAACAGGCTCAGTAGCTATAACATAGCCGTCTCGTTCTGTAACAAAACAGCCGATCTTGGCTATTCCAGAATAGTTATCAAGTACCTCAGGGGTTTCTTTTAGTGGTGTGGCATGAATAGGATCAGTACTTCTTACATATGCAGTCTTATCAAAAGACAGGAACATATGTTGGTTCAATACTTCTCCATTCATGTCTATTACAAAATTAGGAACAAACCCTGCTACTTTAGACACCCCACGGTACAACTCACAAGGGCCGTTAAGAACAGGACGGCCTTTCTTTTCAGGAGCCATCCTGGCTATCTTCTTAATAGATGCCGCCTCTTTTATCATTACTGGAGTAGGGCCGCTAAGATAAGAGTTAACTACAGAAGCGAATTTAGGGTTGTTTATCAGGCCCCACTTGAGGCCGTCTGTTCCTAAAACACTAGCAGACTTCTCTACTTCTTTTGGGGAGTACTGAAGAACAGAAGCTAAAGAACTCTTCATTTCTTCTCCGCCAGAATACGTCTGTAATTCTGGGCCACCCATGCCCCCAAAATTCTTGTCTTCTATTACTGTTCCTATATCCGTCACTTGAAGAGACCGCATAAGAGAATCTTGGGTCAATGGACGCAATTTTCCATCAAACCAGAACAGATCAAGTGGAGCCAGCTTACGCTTTTCTATCACTAAAGGAACTACAACGTTTTCCCCTAGCTTTATCTGGCCTACTCCTGCTCCATTATCCTCATCTATATTAGATAGATCTATCTCAAGAAACTTAATGTCTACATCAGGAAATTGATCAGTAAAGTACCGAAGAACTTGATCTTCCCACTTATCTGTATCTTCCTCTAGACGCATAGACGCAAGCTTCTCAAAGCCAAGAACATCTTTTCTGATAAACAGATTATCCATTATAACCTCCTGTTCTCTTATATTACTGGGATTTCCAGGGTGTTTCAAGAAACTATTCAGTGATGCCAAAAGCAGTAAGAAGCTGTTGTATTGCTGTAGAAGCCATAGACAGCTGCTGTAGCACCGCAGTTATTGTGTCTAGGTGCAACAAAGTTTTTAGAGTCCGTAACGCATTAAATATTATATCCAATCCTTCTTTAGTCTGCTCTTCAAGCCATTCCTTAAACTTATTTGTAGCAACTGCTATAGCCATTTCCATCAGATCTTCCATGGCTTGTTCTAAAGGACTAAGCAACTGTTCCATAATCTCTTCTTCTGCTTTTTCTGCTAAAGCTTCTTGCGCTTCTGCTGCTGGATTTATGCCTGCGGCGGAAGCAATAGAAGAAAAAGAACCAGTAGGAAGCATAAAATCACCAATACCAAGTACAGCAGCATCAAGTTTAACAGTAGGCGCTTCCACTGTGATTATAGTAGGAGATTTTAAAGAAAGGCCCCCAAGACCTGCTTCTACTTCTGTACTTACCAATCCCATATTTACTTTGTTTCCAATACCGCTTGTAGCTTCTATACTAAACATATCCATTTCGACTTTATTAAAACCATGTGATATTGAAAGAATACCCTCTTTTAATGTCAATTCTGTCTTTGTAAAAAGTGCCTTAATTACTCCTGATAGATCCCCGGTAGCTATATCCTTCATATTAGGAAGAGAAAGATCAACAATAAGATTTCCCATTGTTCCTTTAAGACTTCCTTCGCTATAATACAATTCATGTATTCCATCAAGAAGAACTCTAGTACCTTCTTCTAAAGCATGAGACCTACTTGCCGCAGGGAATACTCCCGTAGAAAACTCAAAATTATTACCTGATATTGCTTCTGTAGGAGAAACAGGAGTCCTATTTCTTACTCTTATTCCAAAAAACGTATTACCTGTCATCTTGTTGTTACTAAATATCAATGTTCCTATTGCTTGAATACGAAAAGATCTACACACGAACCCCATAAAATTTTTAAGTTTTGAATAAAAAGAAAAACAATGTTCTGATGCTTTTGTAAGAATACCTCCAAAGTTAAATACCCGAACTACGCTGCCTCCAGTAGCTTTTACTTCTGCGTCTCCTGATCTTAAAGGATATTCACCCCCAAGAAAATCAGGAGAAGTTCCATCTCCACTCCCAAGAATAGCAGAAGCAAAAGAAGATGCTTGCTTAGCCGCAAAGTCTTCTGGACTTTCTGGAGCATTTGCTGATTTAGGAGGATGAGAAACAGGAAGGGAGCCTACAATAGCCCACATAGCTTGATGTTCTGCTGATGAAGCATCAACACATAAAACCTTATCTCCCTTTGTGTAGGGAGCACGTATTCCTGGATTTACAGAATATACAACAGAAAGTGTTCTATCTTCTGGATCAGGTAAGTATACCTGGTAATATCCTTTATCAGGATAGTAAGCCTGAATAGTTCCATGTGCGATCTTCATCTGGTGATTCCCGGAATTATCAGCTAGTTCTTTCGGAAAATTCCTTTGGCTGTTTCTATTATTGATTTAAACGGGTTACGCCACCCTTTTGATATAGTAGTAGGCGAAGTAGCTGTTTGTCCAGTAATATATCTTGTTAATACCGAACCGCCTACAGGATCTATTATCCCTCCTTCTGTGACAGCTTTCCTGATAGAAGGAATAGTCTTTACCATCATCTGGCTCAGCATATCTCCTTGATTCAATGGGACTTGCATAAGCGGAATAATAGTAGGTTCGTACTTTATCAGATCTCTTTTCTCTTTTCTAAGCTTCTTATTTATTTCATTCAGCCTATTTACAAGATATACATTTCCCCTGTATATTCCATATGAAGTACCATCACCCTGATAGGTAACGACAGCACGTTCTGTCATAGGCTTAACAGCTGTCTCTATAAGCTTTCTATTTATTTTAATACCACCAGCATTCATTTCATTTTTGATCTCGTCTATAATATAGTTTTGAACTCTTCCAACATTCTTAGTTGTTTCAAGAAGTTCGGGCGGATCTATTATTCCTGTTTGTGTCAACATATCACCGGCTCTAACAACCTGACCTTTAGTTATACCAAGACCAAGTTCTTTAGGCACAAAATGAGTAGTATTGTTAATATCTATGTCCCAGCCGCCCCTAGCTGTTTCAGCTATACCTGATACTTTACCATTTACTTGTGCCAACGTAGCTTTGCCTTTAAGGTTCTTTGGCAAAGAAAATAACTGAGTTACTCTAGAAAACCCTACCGTCTTGTCTCCCATAGCTCCGCTGGAATGAAAAGACCTAAGTACAAGCTGTGTAAGGGGTTCCGAGATAGATGTTGCTGCTAAAGCTCCTACATGTGTTCCTATAGAGTAGTCTTTTCCTTTTTCTGACAGCCCAGCACATTTGGCGCATATTCCAGTAGGAGCAAGACACTTAAGAGGAGTTCTTACTTTTATCTTCTTAGTCCTCTTCTTCTTTAATTTTCTGGCTAACTGTGGTGACAATATCTGACCTCTATATGGTCCTGATACAATATAACGATCCATTGCGTCTGGATCTGTAAGCCACATGTCTATTCCATCCATTGTACCACAATCATCCATAGTGATACGTTGTTCTATAGTCATGTTTACTAAGTCTTTAGTAAACTTTCCGGTTTCTCCAGGGCCTAATCCTTTATCCATCATTCCTTTTCTTACGCCAGGAAGTGTCGCCCAATAGTCTGATATGGGCATTCCTTCAGCATAAGACTTATTTATTATAGTTGGTATAGGCATTCCCTTATGGTCCATTACAGCGACAGGAGAAGCCAACATTTGAGCAACAGCTCCTGCTTTTCCCATTGCTTTACTGTGCCCGGTCATTACTCCAAACCTATTGTCTGGATAAGACATGACTTCTTTCTGAAGACTTTTTATTGCACCTTCAGCTACTTGACCAAAGTCTGCTCCACCTTTTATTTTAATCTTAGCCTCATTAAGAATAGCATCTCGTTTCTCATAGTCCATCTCAAGATCTCTTAGGCTTACGCTAAAAGCCGTTTCAGTCGAATAATGGTTGCCTAAGTCCTTTATCTTATTTATTACTTCTACAGCAGCATGAGGAGCTTCTCTAGACAGTCTGGTAACTAGTTCATTAAGATCATTCTTATCCATTACTTTGTTTCCTGGCTTATAGCCTATAGGAAACACTGCATTTAATAGAATTTGTCCTACTGTCCACTTCTTACTTCCTATCTTTACAGGTGTATTGACCTCTATCTTTCTTGATCTGTATAAGGATAATGCCTCTTCTTTGTCCTTTACTTTTTTAGATCTTCCTTTAGGTTTAGTCATTTTGTATATACCAATAACCATCTCCATTGAAGGAAGATGCATTATTGACAGATCTCTTGGGCTAAACAAATTCTCAGACGGAAGGAGCTTATTAAAGAGTTCTTTTTTTGCTGCATCTGTTACTGGGACATGGACAGCCATCGTATTACTGAGAACAACTCCAGAAATACTGGTAAAAGTCTCATAACCAGGGACTGTAAGATCATATCCAGTTTCTACTTTATCCGTTGTTTCGTATTTCTTTACTCTATCCCACAATACTTTTGTATTTTTGACTATAGAACACCACTTAGTCCAATCAGGATGCTTCTCTGCTTCTGTAAGATCTGGCAAAGTAAACACCCTGTTCGCGCTATATCTGGACAGATAACCAGAAGAACTTCCTTTGGCATTATTTAGTGTAATATACAAAGACCATAGGCGTCCCTTCAAAGACCCTTTTAAGGGTAGTACATCACAGATACATTGAGCAAGCGAAGCAGATATAGGAACTATATCATGTTTGACCAAGGCAGGAGACATTTCTATTTTCTCTATAGAAGCAAGCTTTTTGAGTTTGTCTGGATGTACCATGTACTGAGCATTCCACTTCTTAATGTCATAATTAGAAAAAGAAAGGGTCCAGCAAGGAAGACCCTTAGGAGTCTTTCCTGAAATAACCCTTCCTTTGATCCCTATACTTCCTGCTAAAAGTTTTGTTTCTTGTGCTAGCCGTAAACTTGTGGAATAGAAATTTCCCATCAATTGAGCTTTACTCTTTGCATTTGACACACTAATGCTTCCATCAGTATCCATAAGGCCTGCAAGCATCCCTTTTCGGCACTTTTCAGGTGCTGATAAAAACCAAGAAGGCAGATGTTTATTTCTGGCTCCATGCCCTATCAAGGTCCTAAAAAATATTGCTAAATGCTTACTGGTATAAGTATGTCTAATACTTTTTCCATAAGATTCATAACCCTCAACAGAGTACCTTGTAGGGGAATTCTTCTCGAATAAGGAAGGAATGATCCTGTCAATCTTGTCTATAATTTCTAACGTCGTTCCAGCGAAGCAAAGATCCTTTTCTCCTACAGGAACCCATCCGTCACCAGCAGCACATCCAACAATGTAACCGAAATCTTCGTTCAATGGGATATCGTTCCTAAGCCTGAACTTTAACTTGTCTGTTCCTTTTGGAGGAGAAACAACAGCAATCTCGCTTAAAGAAAGATTATAATCCATCCTGGGCACAAGCATTCCATAGGCTTCTGACGGTCTTCTTCTAACGAATTCAAGAGTACCTGGGTCTATTCCGTAAACTGCTCGAGGGTCATCATCCGTGTATATCTGCCGTCCAGAACGTAAATCGACTATCTCAACTTTTCTATCCCTATGCACTGACCATATTGTTGGAGTAGCCCACTTCATGCTTTTCTTTTGTTCATCATAAGATAAAACAAAAATACCTTCAGGAACCTCAAACCAGTCTATAGGGCCATGCTCTCCCTCTGTTGTCTTTACTCTCTTTCCATGAGGAAACTCGCTTAGATGACAAATAAATATATCACAACCAATAGCAATTGGAACTTGTTCCTTAAAACGAGCTGCCATACGACGAACCCCCCAAAAATTCTCTAGAGTGGTTGTCATAAGGGTACCTTCTTTACTGTCTCCTGTCAAGCATTTAGTCATAGTCTCCATTGAAGAGCTAAGAAGGACGTGGTCTATCTGATAGTCCCCGTCATGGTCAGCATTGAAAGCACTTACTACCAAAGGGTTGATCTTAATTGCTTCCCCTGTAGTTAGCTTTGGTTTGAACCCCATAAGATTAAATTTATGAAGAGAAGGAGATCTATTAAGAATGACACCTCTTGTTCTCATCTCGTCTTCTAGGGCTGTTATTGCAGTAGGTTCATCATCATCTATCATCTTCCGTGCTTTTATGGGGTCTATGTTATTCTGTACCATCCTCCTCATAACAAATGGCCTATACATCTCCTTAGCCATTTTTAGAGGAATACCTACTTCATCCATATCAAGTTCTGGTCCAGTAATAATTACTGATCTTCCAGACATTTCTTGACGTCGTTTAACTAACTGTGCCTGGAACATTCCCCGCTTAGGTTGAGGCCCTTTTATAGTTGACAGAAATCCTGTAAATTCTTTAGACCTAGTCAAAGGTTCCGTCAACCCTGTCACTCCTTCAACCGCTTTATAAAGTTCTCTATTAAGAGGAGCTAAATTCTTATCATCTACTCCTGCTTCTCTTAACTGATCTATATGGTTATTAATCATAAGTACTTCTTTGTACCCATGATTAGGGTCTGCTACTGTTAGGTTTCCTTCTGGTGATAAATAGACACCCCGAAATTTAGGGGGTATTACTGGAAGATGAGACATGATATAGGCCTCTTCAGGCCGCATGTTTGAATCTTTAAGACCTTGTAACGCTCTTCTCTTTTTATTAAGATTGTTAAGCCTTCCTTTAGCCGCTTTAGGTAAGGCAGCAATAGTACGCTCAAGTTCTTCCTCTACATTTATACCGGATAAAAGAAGCTTAAGTCCCTCACCTCCTGTTGTCCCTTCAGTAGCTGTAGTCAATCTTTTATTTGGAGTGACATAAAGGACTCCATCTATTATTTGCTTTATTTGTGTGTTTGTTAAACCGGTTAAAGAGGATATAGCAGGAACCATTATTGGATTTGGAATAGGGTTAGCTAGTGAAATGCTATTCCAATTTGTTCCCTCAAATCCTCCAGTAAGTTCAGGATCAAACAAGCCGCCTTTTTCGGGACGCATGCTGGATCCTACAACAGTCAATGGATTTGTTACTGCACCGTTGGATCTTTCCAAAGTAACCTTGTCTGTCATAGGAAGAACCTTTAATGTTCGTCCTTTTTCTTGTAGGTCTACCCCAGCTCCTTGTAGATACTTAGCAAATTTCTCATTAACAAATGGAACAGAAGGGGTTGGTCTAGGTAATCCAGTCATTACAGCCCGCCAATACTCATCGTTCTTACTGGCCTTAACTGTAGGTGTTTCAGACAAGAAATGCTTAGCTCCTCCCGCAAGAAGCGCATAAACTTCCATTGCCCCTATAGCCTGGCCACCCTCGCCTTTACCTCTAGTAATTCCACCTTCTTCTGAATAAGGGCCCAAACCTCTTGCAGAAAATTTCTTAGACACTAGATGTTTCAACTTAATTATGTTCAACGGGCCTGTCATAATATCTTTAAGAACATTACCATTAGTAGGATCTATTAAAGTTTCTGTATCAGACAACCCATGTACCTTAAGTTCTTTTCTTAATGCACTTACAACAGACTTTTCTTTTCCCTTGAAATTATCTGTTAAGTACACTTCTCCTGTTTTTTGGGCTATCTTCCCTGCCGCTACTTCTAACAACTGTCCTGGATTTATCCGTCCTACTACTCCTGTAGGATTAAGCAAAACATCAAGAACTGTTCCATCTTTTTTATGCGGCATTTCCTTATCAGGAAGAATGTCTACAACTATGCCTTTAGATCCATATCTGGAGCTGACCTTATCGCCAACAGTCATTGGCTCACTGGTTTTAACTAAAACCTTGACCTCTTTTGCCATGTTATAAACATTGACAATTGTTCCAGGAGTTTTACCTTCCCAAACAATTGACACATCAGAATATGGCTGTCTTAGCTTCCTACTTATCTGGGCATATTCTTCAGGAGCTCTTACTTTTCTAACTGCTGGAATAATCACATCACCAGGCTGAACTACTGATTTTGGTTTTACTACACCACTGCCGTCTAAAATATCTGATCTAATCTTTACATCAGGGAAATGAGCAGAAAGAGCTCTTGGTCCTATTAGTACTCCCTCATCTTTTGTTAGTACCAGCTCATACTTATGTTCTGAAGTAAGCTTCTGTGCAGCTGTTTCTGAAACAACTAGAGCGTCTTCAAATGTCAAACCTTTCCATGGAATATAAGCAACCTCAAGATTTTTTCCTAAAGCAAATGATTTATCTTTGCTAAAGTTATTCTCCGCAAGATGTTGCCCTTTAGTTACTCTATCGCCCTTTTTTACTATTGATCTGTCTGTAAGAAAAGCATTACTGTTCAATGGATAGTTATTATGTAGAGGGTACCTAGTTATTTTACCCCTGCCTTCTTTAACAGATATTTCATCTTTACTTACTTTTGTAACTACTCCAGGGGCTTTGGCTGTTACATTAAGATCTTCCCCCATAAAGTCTTCAAACCCTCTACCAGAAGACATCTTATGCTGTACAAGAGGACGATCTCTTTCTGTTAGGGATACTGCTTGATCAAGATGCCTAGCCCCCATTAGTACCCTGGCTCCCGCATTCGAGTTCAAAAAGGGAACCATTGAAGTAGATATACCAAAAAACATGTCTTCATCTGGATAGATGTATTCTACCTTAGATGCAGACACTTCTTGAATCTTTCCTTTTACCTTGGCCTTTACTTTTCTATGTTTAGGTTTAGGTGGCTTTCTTGACAAGTCGTATTGGTCGGGAAAAGACACAATACTTTGCTCTATCTCAGAAGCAGGAAGTTCTTTTATCTTTCCATTCTTTGCTAACATTACCTTAGTGTAGATGCTGTTCCCTTTTTTAATTGCCCCCATAGTAAGATGATTAGTAATACCTATTTTAGCTCCTTCTGGACTATGTACTGGATCTATCATTCCCATGTAAGAAGGATGCACTGTTCTAAGCTCATCTCTTACAGCATGAACACTGCCTATAGATCCCGACCCCATAATAGTAGTCAAATTGGCTGTAGAAATCATGTCAAGAGGGTTAGCTTGGTCTGAGTACCTAGCAAATTCTCCTTCTTTGAAAAACCTGGCAACAGGAGCAGACATAACTTCTGGAGATATAATACGAATTAAAGAATCATGCCTATCCATCAGCATCTTCATTCTTGGAAGAGAAGATTCAAACCCTTTGACTACCTGTTCAGGTACGAAATCTTCTGCTGAATGTATGCTCTTAAAGGCCAAAGAAACTGTATCGTCTTCTTCTTCACCTTCAATAAGACCAAGAGCTTTCTTACTGCTTTCTAAAAACACTTGAGGAGATATTTCACTAAAAGCTTTACTAAGTGTTATTGCTGTTACTTCAGGGCTTAGTTCTTTAGAAGCAAGATAGGAATTGATTTGTTCTCCTACTTCTTCTTCGCCTATAGTCCTTGTAGGAAGCAGCTTTCTAACAAAACTACCGGCTTCTTTTGGGTTATAAGTATTCTTGTTATACTCAAAGATCTCCTTACCCCAGGCAGAGCGCATAGCCGCTTCAGAAATACCCCCGGCAAGAAGAATAGAGTATAAAGAATACTTCTTTGACCCGCTTTTACTTCCTATTGTTAAGAAAAATAAACCTTTAGTCCTGTCAAAAAGAAGATGAAACCCTCTACCAGCAGTGTTGACAAACATGTCTGCCATGTTATTTATATCTATTGAACCATACACCCCTGGCTTGAGTCTGATCTGATTGATAGTCTGGATCTCTGTTCCATCTACGATCATAGAGCCGCGCTGAGTAATTACTGGTATTCTTAACAAAGGAAAAGCAAGCTCAGATGTAATAGTTTCTCCGGTGCTTTTATCTTTAAGAGTAAGGTCTCCTACAATAGAAGAAGCAAGAGTCCTCCCCTTCATCTTTGTGTCTTTTTGTGTTGCTATAGAATTAGCCCCAGAATTTTCTTTCACCCTGAGATTTCTTACAGACAAAGTTCTGCTTCGACTGTTTATAGGGAAAAAGCCCCTGACTATCTCCAGGGACTTTTGGACCATCATCTTGTATTGATTGTCAGGATTAATCATTGTCGAATTTTCTGTAGATTACATAGACAACATAAGAACTGGTTCTACTGTTAAAGTGGGGTTGTGCATCAAGTACAACATACTTATCAGGATCATTAAGGATAGTCTCATAGCGCTTTCTATCTGCTTCTACACCAATGTCAAACTGATCCGGCTTAATCCTGCCTTTCTGTTGTCCTTCCCCTATCTTCTTTTGAAGAGCTCCCATTAATGGATTAGGTTTCATCATTACCCCGCAAAAAAGGACGCTGTAGTTATTCCAGTAGCACTATCCATGGAGATAACAGTAAAGTAATATCCACAGTCAAATATTCCTTGTATTGTATCTGCTATAGGAGTACCGCCCATAGGAGCGTTAACAGAAGCTACAACAAGAGGACCACCAACACCGACCGGAGTTAGCATTTCAGTATTAGCTGGATCTGCTACATAAGCTTGCCTGCCTGAAAAGGCCACGCTACCCGCGCCTGTAAAGGGGCCTGGAAGAGGATTGTACGCATCCAGCATGGTTATTGTAGTAGACCCTACAAAAGTACTTCCTTTAAGGCCATGATATAAAGAATCAGTCCCGCCAAGAACTGTAGTAGGTGTCATAAGTAAAACACCATTCTTTTCTGTTATTTGGTTCCTGGTATACCGTGATGGAGTAACAGCAGAAGGAACTGCAAGATCAAAACTAGGCTGGTCCCCTGCTATTCCATAATCTACTACACCGCCAGCTTGAATTGCATCTCCTGGTTCTATCTGCATAAGCTGCCGAATTGCTCCACCAGAATCAAGAATATCTACATAAAGAGATGTTCCTGCTGTTTGTGCGTAATAAATTCCTAAAGCTCCTACACTTGCAGCATCAAGTATAACTGATGGCCCTACTACAGGAACACCATATACATCATAAGTATTAATATACGCTGCTGATGCTAAAAAATCTTCCCATACAACACAGATTACGCCAGCAGTAAATTCAATAAAAGCATGTCCTACATTTGTAACAAGAATTGCAGGAGCCACTAACGTAGCAGCAATCAATACAGTAGCAGGGTCTACCTCATCGAATACCGCAAACTCTATGCCGCCTGTACCTACTGAATAGTATAGTACAGCAACAGCAGGACCGTACCCAGGAAGCCATACACCACAAGCATCATAAAGATAATCTCCAGGAACAAGCATAGGGTATGTTGCCACAAGGTGATCATCTCCAGTATAACTCACCTTATGGTGTTCTACTACGCCATCCAAGATTGGCTGATGAGGTGGCGCTATAACTGCATAGTCAAACCACAAAAAATGAGAATTCTCATCCTTATGATAAAACTCACGGATGAATGGATGAGTAGCTGTAAGAGTTGTTGGAGTAACTATTACATCTGCCGCAATCCTATGACCATAAGATGGTCCAGGAATAAGAGATCTATTCGCTAATTGTTCTGGTTTAGGACGACTGCCCATGGTATCTCCTTATATTTTAAACTCTACTCAGTTAGTTTAGACATGAATGAAGACGGGTTCAAGCTGGTGATTCCCGGAGTTATCAGATCTGTGCGTTCTGTCCTCTTGGAGGCTTCTGCTCAGGAAGATTCATAGACTCTATCTTTCTTTGCGTAGCCTCAGCTTCATGCCCATAGTTCCGTATTATTTTGGCCAATGCTGGCTTTGTGGATTGAATAACCATAAGCTGCTGCTCCCGCTGATCTGGAGTAAGAGTCTTAAACATTCTATGGGCAATAAGCTTAGCCTTTTCCAGATCATACGGAAGACTTTTAACAGGCTCTGGTGCAGGTAAACCTTCTGCAAGAAGAGGAGAAGGAGGAGGCATATCGTATGGATCTTCCCTACCAGACCTAAGATCTATTTGAAGCTGTTCAAGCCTAAATTGAAGTCTTACATTTCGTTCTTGTTCTTCTTCAAGCGCTTCCTGCTGCATTCTTCTAGCTACTACTTCCGCTTCTGTCTGAGCAAGAGTAAGTCTGCGCTGTTCTCTGGCCCTGTCATCCTCTTCCTCACGTCTTAGCTTCTTTTCATGCAATGGATCAAAGCCCAATTCTTCTATAACTGTAGTATCAGACACGGCCCTTTTATCCGACAGGCTTAAAACTATATTCTTTTGCTGCGCATCATCAGCCATCTTGAAGTTAGCATGGCGCATCTTACACTGAGTTATTCCTAAGAATCTAGCTACATTAGGAGCAACAAATTCATTAAGCATTTGATTAAGATCTTCTACCTCATTTATGAACATATTCTCTAGCATTCTTAATGCAACATTTCCTCCCGAATAATTCATTTCTCCAGAAAGCAGTCCCCAAGGCATGTTCATAGCACCTGCTATAGATGCTTGTAGAATCTCTCTTTCCTGGAATACATTAAGAGCTTTGGCATCTCCTCTTAAGTGCTGAATATTAACAGGAAAAGGAGCTACCTGGATATTATTGGGATCTCTTCTCATCTTGATAAACATTCTTCGAGTATGCCCCATCCATTCGCCTAGATCTGTATCTAGTGCGGGAGAGACATCCTGCATAGCAGCAGGACTTACTATTACCTGGGGAAGAATATGTTCAACAGCGATAGCTTCTTGGGCTTTACTGTATGTCTGATAAAGCCAAATGTCCTTAAAAGCAGGAAGAATAGAAGAAAGACCCAAACTATCATCATACATTGAAGGACCAGGCTTCTTAAGATGATATATATTAGCTGGATCAAGTTCGACAATCTTCTTCTCTTTCATTCCTTCTAAAAACGCTGTAGGAGTTCCTTCTATTAATACTTTGTTGTCCCAAGTAGTTTTATTATTATTTATCTTATTTCTAAGCGCTTTAGGGGCCCGATAAAAGTAGTAAGACATGCCTGTAAACGGGTTATACTTAACCTCTATGTCATCAGGATTCCACCTAATAAGTCTAAGCCTACTTCTGTTTCTGTCCGGCTCCGAAACTTCCTCCATCGTTCCACGTCTATTACACTTAGGGCATACTCCGCTCCACTCTCCTCTATTATAGTTCCATTCATCCATGCCCCGCATTAAGTTTTTAGCTTTACAAACAGGGCATATTAGATATCTGGAAAACGGATAGAATATAGAAATGAATGAGTTACCAAAAACTTGACGATCAATCATTACAAGCAATTCAAACTCTTTATACTGGAGGTATTTTTCTAACAGCTCTTTCCACATTACTTCTGTACGTCTACTATTACTTGACTCATAGATAATGTTTGTTATGGGATATGCAGCTTTTTTATATATTACTGGAGCAACAATGCTGTTTGTGAGATACAGCATCCTACACCACTTATTCATATCTTTCTGTGTCTTTGGAAGGTATGTAGACGACAGATCAAAAAATGGATTGGGGTACTTCTGCAACCTAGAAGAACTTGTTAGCCTTGAAGAACCTACAGCCATTGTGCTTTCCTAACCAGAGAATCTAATTCTCTCTTTAACGTATTCTCCTATATCATACAGCTTAGCCGCTTGTACCCATTTAGGATTGTCTTTCTTACGATAACTAAGATATTCAGAGAACTTCTTTTCTATCTCTTCTGCCAAGGCTTCTACTTTAGGATCCTTATGAGGAAGTCTTAAATCTCTTATGACAACAGGAAAAGCAATAGTACCTGCCTGAATAAAACAAGCATTTATGTATGCTTTAACATCATCACTAAAAGGCTTATTCTTTATTGTCTTAGCTATTGCTACAGCAAAGGTTATCTCTTCTGGGTCACAAACCTCAATAATCTCTGGATTTATGTCACTATCATTAAATGCTATTACTATATTTTCAAAGACTTGAGGGTCTTCCCAAAACAAATCTGTAACAACTAAAGCTCTTAATGCATTAATCTTATCAGCAAGCCAGGCTTTACTGGCTATCTTTACTGACCATTCTCTATCTATTTCAACCCATAAAGTCTCAGGGGTCCACTCTAACCACTCTTCCCCAAAAGTCTTATTGAACAAGTCAAAATAGATTCTTGGAGATATTCCACGCTTAAACAAATTTATTGACACTACACGTCCTTTCCAGGTTTTGTAGTGTCATTGAACGCATCAGTAATCAAAGAGTCAAGGATTTTCTTTATTGAAGCATCCGCTTCATCATAAACAGTTATCGGATTATAAGAAAACTTCTGAACAAACCCAGGATCCAGGAGTCTATTAAGAACATCAGGATGCCTAACTAACTCCTCCAAGTTCCTTATCTTCTTGATTCTTTCAGGGGATTCTGCCATCTCTTCTTCAGTAGCAGCATACTTATTAAGTATCTTTCCGGCGAATAGAGTATAGAACGCATCTTTTATGCCTGCCTTGTGTACTCCAGCAACCTTATCAAACTCATTAAGAATAACAGCAGCCTGAATAGGAGAAGCCGTAAACAAGTTCTCTACCACGTGCTTAAACTTAGGGACAATAAGAGGGTCATAAGCACTTGCATGTTTGACAAAATTGTCCCTATCAGACATTCCCTGATCAAAGATAGGACCACCTATTGTATTCTTTGGAATATAGTCCCAAGCTCTTTGATCAAGATCTTCGTCTACTGCCGCAGCAAGAGCCTGTAAGTTAAGAGCCTGAACCACCTTTTCTTCTGGATCCATCAGGTGATATGTCTCAATAAAATTATCAGAAGCCGTCTTAAAAATCTCTTTCGGAGATATCTTATACTCTTCCGCTTCTGGTTTAAGCTCTACATAAGCAGAAGCTGTCTTCTCAAAATCTTTGTCCCAAGAAACTCCGTAGAGGTCACAACTCTTTTTAAGCCAGTAACCCGCTACTTTAGCCAGCTCTTCTGGAAGAATGTTCTCTTCTTCAAAGTACCCTACAGACAAAGCAGTAGCTGCTTTATTATAGCACGGAAACTTCCTATGAGAGCCCTCAGCTGTCTTTATTATAAGAGCGAACCCGCTATCAGGAACATCACTCAACTGATCTGGAGGAATGAGTGTTCCGTTATAAAAGAGCTTAGCCGCTTCAGGAGTTTCGGAAAATTCCGGGTCATCATAATAATCAAGTACTGATCCTGCTAACTTAAACATGTAGTCTCCTATTCCTGTTGCGGATTAATCAAACCATTAAAATCTCTAGGAGCTGGTGCCGGACCAGGAGGAGGAAGCGCAGCCCCTGGAGAAGCTGGAGAAGCAAGAGGAGCCATAGGCATCTGAGGAGGCATCTGAGGTATTGGTGTCTGAGGTGGAGGCAAAGGAGCCATCGGATCTGGAGCCATTGTAGCTGCTTGAGTTGCCGCCATATCAGTAGACTTAATTGAAGCCAATGCCGGATCTGCCATAGTCTCATGCATTATTTGCTTCTGCGCTTTAGCCTGATTATGCTTAGCCACCATCAAAGCTGTTTGTGCTTCTGTAGCGCCAGCAGCATTCTCATTATCGACACGCTCTTGCTCAACTACATTAGGGATAGTTGGCATAGCCTCTTGTCTAGCAATAGCTTCATCAGCAGCAGCTCGAGCCTCCACAAGCTGAGGAAGATTCGACGGCGGATTCTGAATAGCATAATCTGCTACCACCTGATCAAGTGGGCTAGGTATTTCTTGTGCCTGCTTTACCAGTATCCGTTTAATTACGTGATTAAGATGTTCAAAATTCATAATTCCTCCGTATCAAAGGCTTATGCCAGTATTCTCATTATATCTTTATAAGGAGACACCGTCCCATTGTATGTTGGATTCATTCTAGCCTCTATATCAGAAAGCATAGCTCCTGTTATTGTTCCTACAGCAGAATACCTACCATCTGTTTGTGTTACTAAACCTGTAACATTAAATCCTATAAACTGGAGGGTCCCGCCTGTAAAGTTTCCACCATGCATAATAAGAGTAGTTCCAGTATAGTAAGCAGAAGAATAAAATGGCAGCTCTTCTCCTATTATCGTCTGAGGATCTGTAGTAACAGCACTTCCATCTGCATTAGTAACAGTAAGTTCCATAGTGGCCCCTACGCATGCAGCAGTACATAACACTGTAGCAGTAGCTGTTTGAGCTGCTACATCAGTGCTGGAAGCAGTTATTGCAGCCATCAGAGGAGGAGAGGTTACAAGAGTGACGACCGCTCCTGCCCGCAAGAAAACAAGATCTACTCCCCATTCAAACGACTTCCCTTCCACTGGAATTTCAGACAAATTATCTGATGATAAAACTAATAGAGTATCTACGATAGTTCCTACAGCACTAGAATCACTTTCTCCTGCCCTATTTTCAACCTCTAAGGTAATAGTTCCACCAGGAGTAGCATCCTGGTCTACAATGTAGTCTACTTCTATTAAAGTAGGACCCATAAAGTTAAATCCTGTTACAGTAGCATCACTGTTGGCAATTGCTCTTACAGTACAGTCAACAGTAAAATCTGTTCCTATAATACTTACTGAGGTATTTATTGAGCCTACTACAGTAGAGCCTCCTATTACAGAAGTTATCTTAGGGACGCCAGCAGGAGTAATTATAATAGTAGTAGGTCCATATACAGCCGCCCCTCCTATAGATTTATTAGCAGAAAACACTATTCCGGTACCAGGAGCTACACCATAAAAATCAGCTGTAGCTGCTATAACAACACCAGAACACATAGTGTGTACAATAGGAACGGCTGGAGTAGAGCTTATCCAACAAGACTCAAAAAAGTTGGCTCCTGTGATATTTATAGCAGCTATAGACCCAGTAGCTGTTTCAGAAGCAGAATTAGATACTACAGTAGGAGCTGATACATCACCTTTCTTAAATGCTGTAAACGTTACGGAATCTGTTAGATTATTCTGTATTGTAATAACGCAACTACTTCCTACACCTGGAGTAGTTACATCTCCTGCAATCTTTATCTCTGTATCACTTACCCAGGTCGCTACAACAGAAGTAAGATCTACTGCTGTTGCTGTGGCTGTTGAGTTAATATTTGTTCCTGTACAAACTACAGTAACGCTTCCTGCAACAGCGTCTGTAACCCAAGAATTTATAGCTATAGAGGCATCCGTCATAGTTTCATTATATGTAGAAGTTTCTGAATAACCATTTTCAAACTGGAACACAGCATCAAGTCCAGCTGACTCAGTAGCAAAAACTACCACTCCCTCTACCTGACTAGAAGATACCAAGTACACATCACTTATTGTTGCATATGCTGTAGCTGTAAAATAAGTAGACATCTCTACAGGAAAAGCACCAATGGGAGCATACGATAGATCAGCCCCACCAACCGTAGCCTCAAAGATATAGGTATGCCCTTCTAAAGGACTAGCCACAACAGTGTACGTATTTGGGTCTTTATACGTTATGTTGCTTATTTTTGGATTAGCATTTACTACTGTAACCTGACCAAGGACTTCTGTCTGTCCAGGACTTCCATCAGTATTAAGATCACTGACCCACCATAGCCATACATCTTCTGGAGGGTAACCAGCACTCCATGAATCAGGCGACATCATGGGATCTATGGACAAGTCGAATAAGATATAAGTTATTTTAGCATTAAAATCTGCTTCATATACCTCAACAGTTCTTTGATTAGATACAGAAACACCCCCACTTGGGCCAGGAGTAGTTGGAGGAGTAGTTCCATTATCATGAGGAATTATTGTACCTCCATGTTCCCCGCCTGTAGCAACCCTAAGACCTCCAGTTAGATCATAGCCCTCTACAAAGCCTACCTGTGGTTGGCCCACAGGAGCTACTTTTAATATAAGACCGTCAGGATCTCCTGGAGCTTCCTCCAAAATAGGAGGAGGATTAAACGGAGGAATAGCTCTTGGTATATCACAAAATACAGTATGCCATCTTCCATGCGGGATAGAAACTACCATAGTAGGTGGATGCGCTCCTGTCATAGGATCAAAAGCATGGCCGCATCCTTCTACAGTAGAATTATCTGATAAAGTCGTGCCAACAGGTATTCCTAAAGGATATGCTGTTGATCCTACGCAGCATCTAAGAGTAGTTCCCCAATATAAGGAATAATTTTCTGGACGGTCCTCTAAATTATATGCATAACCCGAAGGATCGTATGTAGGAGAACCGGTAAGATCTCCATAAGAACCAGCATGAAGCCATCTAAGCTCTATGTCAAAATCATCATCGTCTGCTAATGCCCAGGAACCACCTATTCCAAAAGAGCCATACTCAGGCTCACCAAGAGCCAAGAGAGACGCTTTAAGAAGAGGAATAAACGTAGGAGTCCATGGGTCCGCTGTTCCATCAAACACTAACTGTCTATGATAGTAGTAATAAACTACATCATCTTTGTCTATAGCTATTTCATGCGCCCCGCTAAGCCTGTCTGTTGTTATGCTGTCCTCACTCCAAAGAACATACGGAGGAATAGCTGTATCATAAGATAACAATAATCTTCTGGTGTAAGTAGGAACAGCAGCAGCAGGTTTAGTTACAGTAAGTTCTAAGAACAACCCAAGAATTCCTGGTGCATGCGTACCTATTCGGTCAGTTCCAGCCAACATAAGATACTGAGAAAAGGAAGACCCAGTAGATAGCAAACCATCTACATTAAACCTAGTCACCCCAAGGCTTATTCTTTGAAGAAAACTATGAGGAACCTGCGTCTTTACTGCTGCAACGTAATTTCCCAAAGTAGACGGAGGATAGCCTGATGTTCCAGCATTAGGAAGCTGAAGATACAAAGAACGATTAGAGTAAATAGGCTCTGGTCCATCAGAGTCGTACTTAGAAACAAGATAGTTCTCTTCAGATATCAAGGTGTTGTCTGGAAAGTTACAATTATCTGAAAAGACTACAGGAGCATAAGTAACCTCAGCAGCAGGAAGAACAGCATGAGGATAATAAGCTGCCTCTATTACTGCTATCCTATTCGCGTGATTAATTGCTAAGTTATCAAGAGCAACATGAGAATTAGTACCAATATTGTCAAGAGTAGCATGATCAAGTACTGGACCTTGTCCGGCTACCCCTGTATGAAGATGTCCAGGAGGACCTGCACCGGAAAACACTGCATCTACTAGATCCATATTAAGATTTACAGGAGTTTCCCAAGTATTTGCATTCTCTCCGTGAGCTGGTTTAGTTAAATTTAAGTTAGTAGTAAATGTAGCCATTATTAACTCATTTCAACAGGCTGATAATCTACTGAAAAAAGATCAACCATTGGTTTATCAGGTACAACAAATCTTCCAGCCCACCGCATAGAAGTTACTTCTCCTATGACAAGCAAGTCAACAGGAAGATACGCGCCGAACCTTCCATGAGTGTCTACCTGGGGCAAGATCTGCGTCCTAGCATAAGGAGCAATAGGCAAATCACTCTCTTTAATAAAAAAGGTAACACTTCCTGTAGTATGCTGAAGAGAACGTTCAGGACCGCCCCCAACACTTTGTACATTTCCTGTAACCAGACAAAAATCTCCAGACACTCTGTTCCTTCTTACCGTGTCTACTTCTGTAGAATGATAAACACTCTGGAACACATAATCCTCTCCACCTGTTTCTTCATCTCTTGTTACAGGTACCGCACCATATATTAAATATTGTATTCTTCTTGCCTGATACTCACTGGCATACACAGTTTCATCTAAATATACAGGATACATAGACCTACCTACTGTTACTTCAGTGTCGGTAAGATCCATGTACCGTATTTCATAGAACAATGGAGTAACTTCATTAGATAAAGGCCACCAAAGAAGAGTTTTATCTCCACTGACAGCAGCTACTGGGACGAAATCATACTTAGCTGTATAATTTGGGATAATTATTCCATGTATAACAGCAGACCAAGTACAAATTATAAAAGATCCTGAATACTCCATAGGGTCTGTTTCATCTACATCAATATAGTAGTACACCCCGTCCCCATCAGAAGCATAAGATGGAGTAGAAGAAGATTTTACTACTCCATAACAGTCCTTAACTATAACAGTTACGGTGTCTACTGCTACACCAAACCCATGAACCGAAGAAACAAATCTATATACTGCCCGCATTAACCAGCTCCGTATAGAGGATCACTCCACATAGTACGCTGTTCCTGCTTAAACCCAGGTTCTTCTATTGCTTTTACTAAACCCAATGTACCTTTACCAGCCCCAGTCAAAGCATTTCCGACCCTGACTATAGCACCCTTCTTCTTTTTCTTTTTCTTCTTGGCCTCTTTAGTAAATTCCTCAGCGAAGCCCTGCAGAACATATTTCATGTTATCTCCTACGAACTTGAGCTTTCACCGCTAGTGGTTGAAGAAAGAGTCTGGTCATCTATGGTACAACGGATAGGGTGTCCGGCTGCTATATCTCCAGTAAGTACAAGTTCTGCTCTATAATAGCCATACCCAGTAAGCTTAGTCTCGAGCTGGGCTACTTGCGCTAAAGTAAATGCCGTGGCTGAGTAGTCAGGAAAGCGTACAAGGATAGTTCCTCCAGCTTTACCTATAGAGTTCCCTAATGTGTATGTAGGAACAACAGCATTAAGATTAACTATGTCTGTCATTCCAGCAGGAATAATCTTGATCCCACTTACCACCGCACTTGACACAAAATCTTGAGCGAGGTTATAAAATCCAAGGGTTTCATCTGGAGTCTTCTTATCAATGAAGAAGGAATACCCATAAGTCGGTGCTCCTGACGCCCTTGTCTCTGTATGAATAAGTTTTGGTCCTGTCCAGATTCCTGGAAGATGCATGTAAACTTCAAAGCCTGCACTAGTGAAGTGGAATCCAATGGTAACCGGATAGCTCTCATAGACAGTAGAGCCAGAAGCTCTCCAATCCACCCTGACATCTGAATACGCTCTTGTTCCTGCTGCTCCTCCTCTATAAAGCATTGCGTCCCCTGGGATAAAGTGAACGCCAAAGGAATTTTCTGAGGTCTGAGCAACATCCCATTTAGGGGTCCATGTTGTTGGCGTAACGACATCATCAACAGTGAATTCATACTCCTGAAGTCCTACAACAAACTCACAAACTGCACTTGCTTTTACCCGACAAAAGAGCCAGTCCCCTGTAGTAGGAGTAATAGCCGGTTTATAAATTACAGCACAATCATCCCAAGCAGGTAAAAGAGGACCAGCCATTTTAAGGCAATCTACGTTTAAGAAAGCCCCTTCTGTAACTGTTCCTGTAATGCCCCACTTAGCTGTATCTATAGAAGTATCTCCATGATCATCAAAGGCGTTTGCCTTAGGAGCTACTGTTTTAGGGTACGCTGTAGCAAGGCCAGGGTATGTCTGATACTCTATAATATCAACATTAGAACCTATAGCCGTGCTAAAGTCCCATATAGCATTTCTTACTGTCATGATTTACCTCGCATACATCATTAAAACATCACCGGTTTGAAGTACGTAATCACTGTTATTATATTCTAAAGTTGATGTTGCGTCATCAGCATAATAATCTCTAACTGGTGTAGCTTTTATCCCAAGTTCTTGAGCTATTCCGTTAATAAACAGGAGCCATCTATCAAAAGCGGTAGGAATAGGAACGGTTGCTCCTCCATCATCTAGCACCACAGCAAGGTTATTTACAAAGGATCCCCACGGAATAGAAGTAGCTACTCCAGGAACAGCATTTGCTACTACTGTATAGTAATATGGAACAGGAAAAGCATTATTTGCACTTATAGTCGCTCTATTAGCTAAAGGATCAGGATCTGTAAATGTTATAGAGGTGTCGGCACCACTTAAAACATCTACATTAAGCTTTACAACAGCTAATGGGAAGTTTTCTGCTATCCATCCAACAGGCGTAATAGCATCAGAGATCATATCCCCTACATAAGAATAACCCAGAAGCCAAAAGGGATCTACAAGTTCATCAGGTGTTCCTACATAAGTAGCAAGATCCGTAACAAAAGACAATATTCCTGTTAGAGGATCAAATACAGGCCTTGCTGGATGCGTCCAAGGAACAGGAGAGGCCAGATCTGGAACCCCAGCACCAGTATCTTGATATATAATAGCCTTATGTGTCTGGTTTTCTTCACCACACCAGTTAGGCATAGCACTTGAACCAGCAACTATCCCCGCAGGAGATCCAGCACCGTTTATTCTAGCATGCCAGCATCTTTGTCCTGCTACAGTAATGTCTTCATACATTAACCAAATACCAAAGTCCTCTCCAGCAGCTGTTCCATGGTTTGGATCTGTAGTTAATTGCTGGTGGGCCCGCCAATCTCCGTTATTTACTCCTGTAATATAACTTGGATCATGAAATAATAAACCAGTAGCATACCGCTGACTCAATATGCTATACAAATCCCCCGGATTAAGAGCGTCAAGCTCTTCAAACCAAGTCTTCAGATAGTCTGTATGCGTAACACTTGCTCGAAGTGTCTTGAATAACGAATATATAAGATTAAGTTCTTCATTTGTAGCAGCCACAGTTGGCTCCTTCTGATAATTCCCGGAGTTACCAGGTAAGTTCAGCTAGTTGTTCTAATTCTATTGTAGAATCTCTAAAGGTTATACGCACAACAAGTACATGTTGATTAAGTCCAGTATTATGTACACCACCAGTCCAAGGTATCTGAACTGCATCTATTCCACCTATGACTAAATCTACTATAGCACCTGACCTACAGCCGTCTCCGTTCGCATCACCGCCAACATACAGCTTATAAGCATCAAGCCAACCAGAAGGATACTCTCCTGGGCCAGCAGTTCCTGGAAACTTGATCTCTACATTGACATTTCCTGTAGGAGCTCCAGCTCCACCGTAATATGAAGTACCAAGATCAAGACTTGTTATCCCAATAATCTGTAAAGTTCCATTAGAATGAGGAACACCTACATCATTAAATGCTCTATAGTATCCGCCAATAGCAGCACCACCCGCAGGATATCCTGAGTAATCTCTTAGCTGAACAGGATCTCTTGCTGGAGCGGTAAAGTCTGTCTGAGGGAATATTAATTTTCCATCATACTGTTGAAGATCTGTAAGAGTGCCCGCACCGTCTCCATAAGGAGCAGCTCCAGCCCCAAGAATAATAGTACTATCCCAAGGACCATAAGGAGCTACTGGAATAGTTGGGAAGTCTACTCCACCAAAGGTAGCTGGAAGAAGCCTATACGTCTCATAACAAAAATCTTCAGTAGCCATAACTGATACATCCGTTGGCATTATAATATAATCTGTAACAGCTATTACAGCAGCTGCAGAAGTAAATGGATCATAAACTGTAACGTCTACTGTAGCTCCTACTAACTCTTCAGCAGTAGCTGTAGTATCCTTACCAGTGATTATAGCGTTATCAGTTCTGTCTTGTGGAACAGAAAAACCGACAACAGCGGCATCGTTCCAATTAACTCCCTGTGTTATCACCGGCCCAGCTAATGTAGTAATGTCTATCTGAGCAATCTGTGTCGCTAATGTAGTATACGCAACATTGGCTATGTCTACATTAAGAGTAACAGCGTTTCCGCCATCATAACCGCTTAAGCCCGACAAATATCGTACAGGAAGACCTATATCCAAGGTAGTAGTAGTTATTCCTAAGGCCCCACCAAAACCGCCAATGTCCCTAAAGAACTTGAACGTAGCAGAAGTCTCATTAATAACTGGGGCTGCTGATGTAAGATTAAGAGTAACCGTATTATACCCATCAACTAATTGGGCATGGGCATATGGAAGTACCATTGTTACATGACCTTGCTGGATAGTAGGATCTCCGCCCCACCATTGTACACTGTCTACTCTAAGAATACCATTAGGCCCAAAAGCTGGAGGGTATGCTTGTGCTCCTGCAGACAAAGCCGGGTTGAAGACAGCAGCTAAATCAAACGTGTCTATTGCTACTGCATTCAACTCTAAAGTAAGATCACCGTACTGGGCATATTCGAATGACGTAGCTGGTGTTTCTACTTCAAAGTTGCCAAGAAGAGAAAACTCAAAGCAATACGCCGCAGAATCTCCTGCTGCTGGTGGTGCTTCATATACAGCAGCTCCGTCTGCTAAAATAGCTGTCTCAAAAGACCCTACTAGTTCAAGAGCCACTCCTGCTAAAGCAGTAGGATGACCAGCAACAGTTCCATGGAGGTATCTAATAGCAAGGTTGATTCTCTCTACTGCATCTACCACAGAATTGGCCGCGCTTAAGGCAAGATACCCATCAGCAAGTAATCCTTGAGGAGAAACCCCAAGAAATAAATCAGCTCCATAATGTTGATGTAGTGTAGTAATTGTTCCACTAGTAAGTTCTGTCAGGTCAATCTTATCAAGATCGCTCATCAACCCTTCGGACACTATCGTGGCTAATCCAAGGCTAAAAGCAAATTCAAGTGCTCCTGCTCCTGGAGATGATACTGATATACCATAGCCACCACTAAGCTGGAAGTTTCCGCCTGCATGGGCTAACCCATTTATAGTAACAACACCAGCATCTGCTGCTATTCCTACCTCAAAAGCCAAAGGATAAGCAGATATAGTTACATTTCCATCGTTGATAAGGTCAAGATTCTGTACGCCATCAGGCCCAACAAAATTTATGGTGCTGATGTGGCCCAACATTGTGTTGATAGCATTATATACAGCAGCCTTAATTGCCCCAAGCTCTATAGCTGGCCGTATTAAGGCATCAGCATACAACTCGCTAAGTTCGTTCTCCATTCCATACCGCATATCAAACGGCATTGTTGGATCTACTGCTAATGGATTTGGAACATACGCTACATCAATTATTACGCCCCGACCTATAGACGCTCCTAAAGCGTCTTCTCCAGAAGTAAACCCTCTTGCAGTAACCTGATAAGGACGAATAGATGGATCTACTACTACACCAGCTAAGTCAGCTATTTGTGTTATTGTAAGAGGATTACAAGCAGCAGCACCGTCATGCGGCTGGTCTCCTGTAATAGGATCAATAAGAACAAAGTTCTCTATTACGTCCGCCGCAGTAGATCCGGTTGGAAACTCCGGGCTTATTCCAGTCCTAAAACCCCAGAAAACATTCTCAGTAAGGGTAAATCTGAAAGTATGAGTTGCCGGTACTATAGCTCCGTCAGCTACGGTAATTGACCTAAGGTAAGGCTCCGCCATAAGCGGATCACGGTCATACAGAAAGTCAAGAGCTGTTCTTACACTTATGTCACCTAACCCATCCCACGAGTCAAGAAAGATATCTTCCCCATGATGGACAAAGAGCTCTCCAGCCAAGTTTGTAATGTCTCTAATAAAATGCTGTTCTACTTTGTCTCTAGTAACCTGGGAAGGATTTAAATTATAGTTAAGACTATTAACAAAGTCATCCAAAAGAAATACATCAGTCTGGTTATAGGCTGAAGGGTAAACCAAAAAGACGTACGCTTGTGTTTCTACAGTAGGAGGGCCATCAGAATCTGTAAGACTAAGCGTAAATGTATAAGTTCCTACATCAGCAGCAACTATATCACTTGTCTGTCTTAAGTAATAATAACCTCCAGCAGATACTATGGCCATTCCTGGAGGAAGTGTTCCAGAATCCAAGGCCCAAGTATAAGGGGAGACTCCTCCAAGCTCCTGCAGCTTCTTGTCATATGTACCAGAAACAGCTACAAAAGCTGGGGGTAAATCTGTAGTTACTATGGTGAGCAGATCAGCCATTTATTACTTCTTTCAATTTTTCTACTAATCCTATCCCAACAATAAGGAGACCATCTGTTGTAAGAAGGGCAGGAAAAGCAGGTATCTGGTCCATCTCACTAAGAGTAGGCTTTCTTATAGTCAATGGCACCCTGTGTTCCAGACAATAGGAAGCCGCTGGCTCCATCACTGTATTACACAAGCCGCACGAATCTACATAAAAAAGAATAGGCCCGTTCATGTTGGCTCCTTACTTGAATGTAGGATATGACAAGGCATTGGCCATTTCAATAAAGGACGTGATTCAAAAACTCCTTCAAAGTATGGCGTGAGCTGCTCAAGATACCAAAATAAATCATGAGCTTCTGGGTTCAACGAGACTGCGCCCCAAAGGACGACTTACACCCTCTCCACCAGCGTTAATTCCGACAACTCCTGCCGTACCAAAAATCTCTATGTTAATTGCTGCATTCTCATCTCTATCATGAACAGATAAACAATTAGAACAGGTCCATGTCCGTTCATAAAGCTTTAATGTCTTGTAAATGTGTCCACAACAACTACAACGTTTAGACGAGGGAAAGAACCGATCAATCTGGTTCAGCCAGCACCCCTGCTGAGCACCTTTATAAGAGAGTTGTCGAATAAATTCACCCCACCCTGCATCCGAAATGTACTTGGCCAATATAGGATTGCTCATCATATTTTTCACAGCCAGGCTCTCTGCATGAATCATTCGATTTTCTTCTACCAAACTTAAGGACAATTTATGAAGAAAATCATTACGTTGATTCTTCACTTTTTCATGCTGCTTAGCCAAGACAATACGAGCTTTTTCTCGTCCCTTAGACCCTTTTTTACAACAAGAAAACTTACGACTGAGCCTTCTTAGCTTTTTCTTTGCTTTACGCAAGTACTGCGGAGCTGCTACTCGTACACCTCTGGAAGTGACAATAAAATCCTTCAGCCCCAAATCAATTCCAATCATGTCACCACCATAAGATGGCTCTGGAATTTCCACTTCACAAACAAACGAGACAAAATATTTACCGGAACTAATCTGAGAAACATTAGCAAATCTTATCTTGCCCTCAATAGATCGATGAACTACCACTCTAATAAGACCAGGAACCTTAGGAAGACGGAGTTTTCCGTCTTTCACCCAAAAATTCTGAGGAACACGAAAAGATTGCGCACTGCCTCTACTTTTAAACTTGGGAAACTGCGCCAGTTTAATAAAGAAATTTCTATAAGCAAGATCAAGATTTCTTAATGCATGCTGAAGCGCCTGTGAATTAACTTTATTTAACCACAAGTACTTTGAGTCCTGCTTAAGTTTCGTTAACAAACCTGCTGTATCATAATAATTTAACCCTTTTTTCTCCTCATCATTTTTATTCAGCATATAGAAATCAATACGCTTACGTAAGAAATAATTGTATACAAAACGACAACAACCAAAATGATTAGCTAAAGCTGTTTTTTGGTCTTCATCAGGATAGATCCTAAATTTATATGCACGATTAATCTTCATGCTTACAGTATACACTAATCTATGTAAGTTATCAAATTAAAGACTCAAATTTGTAAAGAAAATATGGCATAATATATTGGTAGAAACTAATTAATTTTTTTATTCACTTAAGAAAGGACGTTCTACAATGCTCTAATGAAAATAGGACAATAAAGAATAACGCCCAAAAGAATAAAATGTAAACCCCTTGCTTCAATAAACCACAAGGGTGTCCTAATGGGCGAATGTATTAAGGGAGCTATCCTGGTTGCTGTAGTCTTGTTTGCTGTTGTTTTTTTATACCAATCTTGTAATAAGGGTGGTGCAACAGAAACAGGAACAGGAGAAATAGCAGCCAAAGAAGCAGTAAAAATAGAGGAGTCTAACACCATTATGGTTTTGTATCTTGAAGGAGATAACAAAATCTTGTTTAATGGTGTTACTGTTCCTATTTCAGATCTTGAATCTTTTCTTAATAGCTCCTCTCCTGGGGCTGTTAGACTTAAAGGTTTGGAAGTGTGTACCTGGGCATTCTATTCTTCTGTAAAAAGGACAATAGAAAAAGCTGGGTACAAAACAATAAGCTAATAAAGGGGTCTTATTTTAAGGCCCCTACTTTTCTTTAGGGAGAATAAATGGAATTAGAGCGGTGTGAGCAGTGCCAAAAGTTGATAAGGTACCCTTACGTTATCAACAATGAACGCATCTTCTGCTCACATGAATGTGCGGACATGCACGACGAACACCCTTCGAGGGAAAAGTTGTGCAAGTTGATGACACCGCCTCTGGCGGTGGCTATAAAAATCTAAAAATAGGAAGGGAGAGGTTTAAAACCCTCTTCTTTTATTTTTATTTTGTTTTGGGAAACTGCTTGATAGTTACTTCTTTTTTTTTGGAAAAGCGATGGCATCAAAAATACCAAAAAGAATTAAAAATGGACAAGACGTTTCAATAGCTGTCAAAAATCTAGGAAAATACGGAGTAGTCTGGCTACCTAGATGTAAGTATGCAATTAGAACAGGCAAACTTATCTATCGTGACAATGATGGATCTTACTGGGAAGGTGCTATTAAAAATAGATCTGTCCATCTTGTATGGGTGGCTAACGGTCCAAGAGAATTAAAGAAGCCTATAGCTTCTCGCAAACCCAAAAGTTTATACTTTGAGGGATAGCATCTGACCCACTCATCTTGACTTTATGTCTATGTTCGCCTTCAGTATAATTAAGCACTTCAAAAAAAGACAAAATAGTTAATCCATCCAATGCTGCATACGTTTTGTACTCACCATTTGGCCATACAGCAGATAAATTGTCATATTCTTCGCTAGTCAGCCCAGAGACTATTTCTATTCCTGCACCGGTATGCACAACAAAACGAAGTTCAGTATAATGATACTCTTGTAAAATATTATAAATAGCAGAAGTCATTGCCCCTTCTCTATAGAGAATAGCATTATATGGAATAGAATACCCAGCAACAGGAAACATTTCGTTATAGTTCCCTACACTCCATTCAGGGCCACCTTCTCGTATGATTAGGATTTCCCCTGGAATATGATGTCCCATCCATCTGGCAGAAGGAACTACAACTTCCTGATCTGCTGCTTCATCATATAAAAAAGCTGAAACCATAGAAAAGCTGTCATGATTATGTGCATCTGTTCCTAAAGTAGGAGTTCCGCTGTTCATCATTGCTGGATAAGTTGTAAGCGGATCGCCATATACCTGAAACAGCAACTGATCTTTGGCAATAGCTCTATATCCTTGTGGTGGGCTATCACCTTCCCATAAAATAGTCATACCCGAAGGAAACTGTGCATCCATAGGATTATCACAATAAGGAATATTGTTTCCTTGGTCTCCTGCAGCAAGAACAGCCCCAGAAATTACACAGCCTTCACCTCTTTTACCTGACAATTCTATTATATATGTAACAGAAGTTGCGGATAGTGGGACTGAGACAGCTCCACCAAACCGTCTATACCTGTCACAATAAGCTGAAAAATGTTCTGCTGCTGTTTCTTCTGTTCCTGTGTCAACAATTAGAGATATTCTTACATCTCCTCCCCATTCTCCTGCACCTAATGCAACAGATACACCCTTTCCCCGAAAAAATAAAGGTTCGTCTACTGTCTGGGAAAGTCTGATAACACTGTTATGGTCTGTAAACCGTATCCCTACATTGTTTCCAGAATCATATGAGAATAATGTAGCTGTTCCATTGACTTCCTGAGGATTTATGTAGATCGAACAGCCCCCGGCAACTGCTTCTATGTTCCAAGCCCCTAGTTTTTGGGAATCATTCTCTCCTTCTGTTAAAGAACAAAGAAGAGAGTTAGGATTCATCCTATAACTGCCTTCATATAGTTCACTATACCCTCTGGCCACTCCAGCAAAGTTACCGTTGTGGATTCTATTGCGTACCCCAGTTGTTTTTCTGACTGTCCTGACTAACTCACTCATCCTATACTTTCTGGCAAAGAACTACTGGCCTGGACTCCGGCCTAATAAAGGCTCCACTAGGAAGATAGCCATGTATGTGTCCTACAAATCTTGGCCGATAGTTTAAACTATCGAAAATACCTACCCTGGGATCCCATTGTTCTATATCTGTCGACTCATCAAACCGATGATTATGTATTACATCTGTAACATACCCATCAGGAAGAGGATCGCCTACTCTAACATAGCCACTCTTAAACACAACAAATCTAGAAAGAGTATCCAGAGCTAAAGTACTGTAATCGCCTAAAACGACTAAGTCATACTCTGTTACTTCGTCTATTACCATAGTCACATTAGTCTCAAAGTCTACAAGCTGCATTCCAGGAGTATACATGTACTTATATGCAATATTTGATTGGCCTTCCCAGCCCCACTCTCCCAAATCGGTCTCTCTAAAATACAGGTCATCAAAAGTAAAAGTAGTTCGATTAGTCCTTTGGTCATAAGAAACAATTGGATCATTAGTATTTCCTAAAGGAGTAGAGGCTTCCGAACCGATACTATTCGCAAAACCACGTACTGGAGACCATCCTGGAGGACATCTACCCGAAGTCATCATTACAATAACACCTCGAGGAATGGCTGACTCATTAGACATTGCCTCAAAAGACTCCCACTCATAGGGGTCGTCCCCTGTCTCTCCTGTAAAATCTCCTTTTACAAGTTGTACATTAGAGACATTAAAAATACCTGTCCCTTCAAATCCTATGTAAATATCCTCTACAAAAGGTGAACTTCTTTCTAGATAAAACTTATATATCCTTCTATATTGATTAACAATAGAAGTTCCTGGAAAGTCGCCTGTATCTATTGTCCTATAAGCCTGTGCCCCTCCCCCTACTGTAAATGAAACATGAGGGATTATAGACATTTGTGTACTTAAATCACTAAAAAAAGATGGATCCGGATCTGGACCTGCTATTAACGCAGTCTCAAAAGATAGAGTAAGTTCATAAATAACAAGAGGAAGCTCATACATAATATCTACAGAAGCGCCTGAAGCCACAAACCAATCTTTTATTGGTCTATTATTTCCTATCCCTGTAACTGGAAATCCTCTTATACTTGATAGCACTATTGCAGTAGTATCATTAATGGGATCATAAGATGGAGCTGGAGCTATAACAGTTCCTACCCCGTAAGGACGCATACTAACAAAAGTAGAGCCTATCTCTATAGAAGAAGCATCACCATAGACAGTAACTTCTACAGCCCCTCCTATCCAAGGAACCATATAGGAAGACTCCCCCGCATCACTCATCTCTATGTCTATTTCTAATGTCCACCCTGAAGGTGTTATTTCTATTTGTGTATCTGATAAAACATTCCCAGC